AGCAAGATGGATTGCTCTACACCCCCAAGACGAACACATAGTTATTAGTAGTGACACTGATTTTGTACAATTACTAGCTGACAATGTGACACAATACAACGGTATTAGCGATGAGCTATTGACCATACAAGGAATATTTGATGCCAAAGGTAAGCCGGTTATCGATAAGAAAACAAAACAAGCTAAAACAATCCCTGATCCAGCGTGGCTTCTGTTTGAAAAATGCATGCGGGGCGATAGTAGCGACAATGTGTTTAGCGCCTTCCCGGGTGTCAGGACAAAAGGTACCAAGAACAAGGTTGGGCTACAAGAAGCATACTCAGACAAAGATCGCAAAGGTTACAACTGGAACAACATGATGTTGCAAAGATGGACAGATCCAGATGGTGTAGAGCATAGAGTTCTAGATGATTACGAACGTAACCGGACCTTGATTGACTTGACAGCACAGCCCGAACATGTTAAACTTACTGTAGACAGTGCCATCCGTGAACAGATCAGTCACAAGGATGTGGGACAGGTGGGAGTGAGATTCATGCAGTTCTGTGGCAAATACGAATTGAACAAGTGCAGTGAAAGCGCCGAACATTTTGGTCGCTGGATGAATCAAACCTATTCAGGATTATTAAATGCGTAGATTGTGGCAGGTGGCATCAATTGTAGGCATAATACTTCTGGTAGTTTTTTTAATACGCAATTGGCCCGAGGATTCAGTGGCTCGATATGATTGCGGAATACTGATTGGTGGATGGCACCCAGATGTGCCACCCTCAGTGCAAGAACAATGTAGATCAAGGAGACCAAATGATCGTAGCTAAACCCGTAATTGACAAGCAGTTTTGGATATTACAACAAAATGAAGAAAAAATTGGTAATGTAGAGGCCTGCGCTGGCGGATATCAAGTACGGATAAACAATCAGATCACACAATACAAAACTATTAAAATGGTGGAACAACGTACAGGAGTACGTTTTGAACCACCCATGATCAGAAGCCGACCCAAGTCAACTGCAAATTCAGTACATGGTTATCCCACAGTGGGACGAGTACACAATCCAGTCTGGGACGTACCTCATGCCCTGCCTGTATACACCAAAAGTGCCAAGAGTCGCAGCTGGTTTGCGGCTGGCTGGTATTCAGTCAAGAAAGGTCGCAAGTGGCGGACAGTGCAAGATCCCAAGCTCATAGTATTACAGCGTTACCCATATCATGGGCCATTTTACAATCCACAGGAGATACCCCATGTCTAATCCATTTCTAGATCAAGCCCGTTTCATGCAAGCCTGCAATCAAACTGTGGGTTCTGTGAATCTTGATCAGTATGCATTATATCTCAATTTGATTAAGGAAGAAGTGCAAGAACTTGAAGACAGCCGACTTCCGGTTACCGATCTTGATGCCATGATTGACATCTTGGTTGTAACCATTGGTGCCATACACAGCATGGGTGCTGATCCCGAAGGTGCCTGGAACGAAGTCATGCGTAGCAACCTTGCCAAGATCGATCCTGATTCAGGAACAGTTCTCAAACGTGAAGACGGCAAAGTGCTCAAGCCTGAAGGTTGGACTGCACCCGAGTTGAGCCCATTCCTGAACGAGGTGCATAGATGAGCCTACACCTACAAAAATTTGTCGATCGAGTGCGCGGACTTGAAGCCAGGGGCGGACGAGATTTGGTCATGAGTATAACTGAAGCTAAAGATTTACACGCTGATATAACCCGTTTGTTGATAGATTTACAACAATTACGTGAAACTGTTGCAACCAATCAAGTTGAAGAAACAATCACCATTCGGATGGATGGTGGTAGTTTTTAATATTGGTATATTACGGTCATAAATAATAAACCATGAGTAGACCCAAACCGACTGTGCTTGCTGAGATCACCAATCGTGCCACCTACAAGACCGAACAGGTGCTAGGTAGCGAAGGAGTATGGGCAGTGTTCTATGACAGCAAGCCTATCAATCTCAAAACATCAAACCTACTAGTACAGTATCCAGGGCCAAAATACAAAAAGGTCAGTTTCAGCAATCCCGGTCATGCCATCAATCTGGCACGCAAGTTGAACACACAGTTCAAGACTGACAAGTTCTCGGTAGTGGTACTCACACAAGGCAATAGGATTTTTCCCTAGTGTGCGCAATCAAAAGAAACAACTCACCCACGATCTAGTAAAGCAACTTGATCCTGAGCTCGGCATGACTGAAAAAGTGGCCATGCGTACCTGGTGGCACAACACAAGACCGTCTGGTGGCATGCGATTGACTATTGTAGGGTATGCAGTCTTCAGCAAGGATCTTGACCTTGCCGAATACAGTTTTGATCTTGACGATCCTTATGTGTTGAATGGTTCTATGATTTTAGAAATGGATCAAAAATTACAGATGCCCTACTATATCTGGGCAAGACAAGGCGTTCCTAGAAAGGTCATTTTGTTTGGCAGTTCAGAGGCCTTGGTAGCTACCTTGTATGGAGATTTTAAAAGGTGGCTTGACAGCTACCAGCCCTAGTGTTATAATAAATAGCTTACAAAAAGGAAAACAAAATGTATAAAGTATTATTTGGATTATTGGTCATGAGCTCAACTGCCATGGCACACGACAATTGGATCAGCCAATCAGGACCTGTGGTCAACTCTACTGGCCTATGCTGGAGAAGCAGTACCTGGACTCCGGCCACTGCGGCACCTGAGTGTGACGGCGCCCTCAGGCCCGCGACAAAAACTGCGGCTGTTGCAACGGTTCCAGTAAAGCCAGTACTGCCACAACCTGCAAAAAGTGTAACACAGTTGGCCAAGGTAACCTATGCGGCAAAGTCATTATTTGACTTCGACCAGTCTGTGATTAAACCTGAAGGTCAAGTGGCATTAAATCAGTTGGTAGCAAAACTACGAACAGTCACAGTTGAAGTGGTCATTGTAGTTGGGCATACTGACAGTGTCGGTACTGATCTGTATAACTTGAAACTGGGGCAGCGTCGTGCTGAAGCAGTTAAGCGATACCTGGCCAGTCAAGGTGTAGATTCGGCTCGGGTATACTCTGACAGCAAAGGCGAAAGCCAGCCAGTTGCATCAAACAAGACAGCACAAGGTCGTAGCGAAAATCGTAGAGTAGTAGTTGAAGTATACGGTTCTAGCAAGTAAAGAATTGTTGTATGAAGTGATGAGAAAGTCGGGTAAGACCCCGGGGCAGTGCCGGGCAGGTCCACCGAAGCGTATTAGAATCCGTAAAACGATTAGGGCTGGTATCCCAGAGTCCCTCAGAGAAACTCTCAAGTGCCGTAGTACGTTTCAGTGGGCCTGACATAGCGATCGATTGCCAGGTCAGTAACTGAGCAGACAACACAGTAGGCGATGACTGTAAATCAAGCAAAACTCGTAAATGCAAACGCAAATACAGGCGAAGTAACTGTTTCTGGTAAGAACGTCAAGTTCTCTACTCGTGCAGTAAAACGTCAAACCTTAGCAGTTTAATCACTGCTTTGCGGAGCTATCCGTCGAAACAGAAAATAGTCAAGAACCCGCTTCGGCGGGTTTTTGTTTGCCAACAGTTGATTAAATCTTGTTGGGTTTTAGATTTGAAAATTGTATTTTTTTGTACTCGTGTGACTCAGGACAAAATTTACACTGCGGAATAGGGTCATCTAGTGTGCGAAAGAATTCTTCACCGCGTTCATCAAATTCATCCACACTCAGCCCACGGTAACTGTGTATCAGTGCTCGATCCTGATCTGATATATCAAATGGATACTGTTGGTCAAACTGTTGCATCAACGGTGCTGGTCCGCACTTGTGAATTTTTCCATCAATGAAATGGTAATTTTTCCACTGTGCAAATCCACAATTACTGTGTGCTTTCAGTGGATCGCTGTTGTATAATGTAAATTTACCGTCGGTGGCTTGTATGATGTTACTTTGATGAAAATAATCATTGATCCACACATGAACTTGAACATTGTTGACATCAACAAATTGAAATGTAGATCCATGGCGTGAATTCAAGTCCTGTGTTTCTTTTATAGGATGCACTAGATAATTTCTAATACGAGTAAAAATTGCATCTTGATTATCAAGTAAATGTAAACTGATTCCTATCCAGGTCCTGGTTGCTACACACGAGTCGTACAATCCTGGAACCAAATCAATCCTGGTTCCGTTTGATTGTATTTGTGGTGAGTAGTGCTCGGGCCACAAAAGACGTATTCCTTCGATCCACTTATTAATCGAAGGATTCAGCAAGGGTTCTCCACCAAGAATCACCGGCTTGACAATGTTG